TCGCTGGTTCAGAGTTCCAATTTCCATTACATCACACCCTCTCGCTGTGCAAACAGCATGGCACGAAGCGTTAATGTCAGCTTGGAAAAATCTGCGGTATTGCGGTTTTCATAAAGATAGGAAACCGTGTAGAGCATTGCTGTCCGTACTACATCTTCGTTTTCTGAAAAGCGTTCCTCGTCCATTCTGCCCACGTCCTTGACCAGTGATTTTGCCGTATCGAGCAGTTGGAGGATGAGCTTGTCATCCTCCTCATAGTCGATACGAAGATAATTTTTAGCTTCGTTCAGGGTAATCATGCTATCACGCCTTTTTGATTGTAAGAGTCTTTACGGCCTCGGGCAGAATCAGCTTGCCGTCCACACGCTGTGATGCAAGAAAACCGACCTGTCCGTTCATAGCGAAAAGCTCATTCAGACGCTTAAGAGAACGTCCCTGTCTGTCAGCCACCCAGTAATAGGAATAGTCGCCGAATGCAATTGCCTTTGCACCAGCCGCAATGGTAGGAGCGTAGACAGAAGTCACATAGGGACGGTTCAGGATGGTGTCGGGAAGTCCTGCACTGACAGAAGGCTGCCAGATAAAATTGCCCGTATTATCCTTGATTTTACGGAGTGCCTTCACGGTCTGCTCATTCAGCACCCACACAGCTTTCTTGCGATACGGACTCTTGAGGGAGTAGAACAGCTCGATTACATCATCAAAAGTGATGGTCGCCCCCGTTGTGGTTGCACCGTTTTCCGCACCGCCTGTCGCAGCAAAAATGCCGGTAGGCTTGCCCTTACCGTCACCGATGAGGAACGCTTCCTCTTCCTTCGTGCCGATTCTTCTTGCAAATTCCTTTGCAATATATGATGGCAGGTCAAACACGCTGTCATTGAGAAGCTCCTCAGAGATCTTAATCGCAGTACCGACCTTGTAAGCGGAGAGGGAAATCTGACCAAATGCATCATCGGAGAGGGTATATGCCTCTTCCTCTTCGATCCAGCGTGCCTCACCCTTCTGCGTGATAACAGGGATTTTACGGTCTCCACTTGATGTCTGAATCTTTGTAGCGAGTGGACGGAATACGTTTTCCTCTTCAAGTGCAGAAATGAGCTTTCTTTCGTGAGGTAGCAGTGTGCCGCCTTATCATCTTTCGATGACAGGTTTGCACAAAGCCCCTCCCAAACCGTGCTTACACCTCTCGATGTACACGGCTTTCCATTCATTATTGACATGTCATTTATTTTGTTCCCTGTGAATCTTTTTGAAGCATTTCGGGCAAACAATCAACGTTTTACGTCTCATGTGAAGCATTTTCTTGCCCCATTCCGTAGTGCTTTTCAGATTCTTCATTTTACCTGCATGATAAATACAGCAGGAATCACTATTATCACCACACAGCTCACATACCCCTGCGCTTAACCGCACATATTGTGACAGCTTTTTCGGGTCAAAGGATTTGTATTGCCATGGGTCTTTATCGGACATCAACTTACCGGCTTTGCAGTCAGCTAACGAGACAAGCTTTGCATATTTGATACCGCCTTTAACTTCATGGGGAATAGCCCATTTGCCATCATGACGATATTTTTGGATGATTTTTCTCGTTGTGCTGTTGCTTTTGCTTGCAAGCGTCTTTAGACAGCTATATTCCATAAGATAACGGAAATAATTCAGCTTATCATAATTCGCTGCTAAGCAGTAATAATTGCAAATGCCACGGATTTGTGCATTATACCTGTTCACAATATCCACTTCCGAAAGATGTCTTAATCTTGGAACGCAAACCGCCCAGATTTCTCCGTTTGGTTTTTGTTCTATGATGTCGTTTTTGAACAGGAACTGCATGATCTTATCTTCGAGAGGTACAGTTAATTCTACAGAGTTATTCAGCGTTCTTTGTTTAACACCGTTTGCCTTTTTCTTTATCTTCTGGCTTCGGCGTACCGCAACGTCATAACCAAGGAAACGTACTCGTTCAGCACTGTGTGTGATCTTTGTTTTCTCAGCACTCAACTCTAAATGGTACTGCGTTGATAGAAATTCTCTCAGAATCTCTTTAATTTCTTCACAGTCTTCTCTGCTTCCGCTGATTCCAATTAGAAAATCATCAGCATATCGGCAGTATACAAGCTTTTTATCGTCGGACATTCTTGCGGGCGTTTTCAATTTTTGATTGCACACCGCTTTATATTCCTTGATTGCAAGCTCACGTTCCTCACCTTTTACCCTGTCAATCTTCTTTTGAAGTGTCTGCCTTCTTTTCGCTAAATGAAGATATTCCGGTGTCTGGTGTCGTGTAGACTGCTTATCGAACTTTTCCTTGAGTTTCATGACTTTCCGGTCAAGCTCATGCAGGTATATATTTGCCAGAATAGGGGAAATGATTCCGCCCTGTGGTGTACCGGAGATTGTGGTATGATATTGAAAATCTTCCACATAACCTGCTTTCAGGAAAGCTCTGATAATATTGATAAATCTGCTGTCCTTGATTTTGACTTCTAACGTTTTAATAAGCACTGCGTGGTCTATATTGTCAAAGCAACCCTTGATGTCGCCTTCTATGAACCATTTTACAGAACGAAAATTTGTCTTTATCTGGTCGAGAGCTGTATGACAACTTCTCTCCGGTCTGAAACCATGTGACTGGTCATAAAATAACGGTTCATAGATTGCTTCCAGAAACATTCTAACCGCCTCTTGCAGAAGTTTATCTCGAAATGACGGAATACCCAGTGGGCGCATTTTTCCGTTCTGTTTCTTGATATATTCTCTGCGCACAGGCTTCGGTTTGTACTTTCCTGACCTCAATTCTTCAATCAGTTCATGCACATATTCAGCACTAAAACCGTCAGCAGTGTCGTTGTCACTTCCGGGAGTCATTGCTCCACTGTTTGCATATAATTTCTGGTAAGCTGCAAAATAAATGTCCTCTCTCAGAAGGTAGCGAAAGAGTCTTGTAAAGACTCCGTCGTGATGTTCCGAGGAACTTTTATTGACACGCTCCAAAATCTCCGATGTTGGATTCATGAGGATTCTCCTCCCTTTCATCTTCTTACTTTGGAATTAACAAACTGCTTCCCTTCGCCATGTAGTGGGCGTTATCCACCTCGGACTACTACGGAAGCTCCGTTGCCATATGGAATATTCAGTCTCGAATAGACATAGCCTTTCGGCATTTCCACTTAGGCAATCCCTGTTTAACGATGCTTATAGGCAAGTGATAACTGTCGGATATCATTTCGGTTTATCTCACGTGTTCTCACGCTTGCTTCATGACCTATAGCAGACACCATAACGAATTCAATATTATGGTGGGGTCATGAGAGTGGTTTCAGGATAATTTCCACACCCTCCCACGAAAAAGGAGCTAACCTTTGCTTTGGCAATCCAGCCTTATCCTTATGTTATCTTGTCATTGCAGGTACTACTCGCCTCATATCCTTTTGACGTTTCCTGCGTTTCTGCCGTGCTGTGTTCCCGTGTCCAGTTTCCTGTCATCGGTTAGGCAGATTGACAACCGCTCTGCTGTGCGGTGTAGAGCCTAATCTACTGTAAACATCGCCTTTTACAGGCGCACAAACTCATCCGGCACAAGATAGCCGCCTTCGGTATCTTCGCCAATCTGCAGAGCATTTCTCACATCGGCAAAATTACGGTTGCGGATGTTGTTCCAGAAAGCAGTACGATATGCATCCGATGCAATGCCGGTCTTGGTATCACTGTGAGTGGATGCGTTCGGCTTGTTCTGAATCGGCGTAGAAGTGGGCTTGTTCATCTCCGCTTCAATCTGAGCCTGTCGTTCCAGCCGCTGGATTTCCTTACCGTATGCCACGATCTGCTGCTCCATGGCATCGTATGTCTTGCTGTCCTCTTCCGAAAGCAGACCGCTTTCATTTCGCTTGGAATCCAAAAAGTCACGGGCAGTATCCCATGCCTTGTTTCTTTTTTCTCTCAGTTCCTGAATTGTCATAGTATCAGTCCTCCTGTATTTTTAATATTTCAAAAGCTCCAGCCGCTTGTCCAATTGGTTGATCGGCGTGCCTTTGGATGCAGTTGCAGAAATCTTCTGCAGAAAAGAATCCAGCGTTTTGGATGGTGTGTACAGCATGGATGCTGTGCTTTCCTTCTTTTTCTCATCCGGCTCTTCTTCCGAAGATTCCTCTGTTTTTTCTGGTTCTTCTTCTGGAACAAACGGATTCTTTTTAGAAAAGAGAATGCCGTCTACAAATCCCAGCTGCAATGCTTTTTCTGCATTCATCCACGTTTCTTCATCCATCAGCCTTGCGATCTTATTGCGGCTGAGATGCGATTTTTCTGCATAAGCATTGATAATGGATTCCTTGACTTCATCCAGAAGTGCGATTGCTTTCTCCATATCTGCCTTGTTGCCCATGGCACAGGTCATCGGATTGTGGCACATCAGCATTCCGGTCGGTGAAATCAAGGTTTCTTCTCCAGCCATCGCCACCACAGAAGCCGCAGAAGCGGCAATGCCGTCAATCTTGACCGTAACCTTGCCCGGATGGTTTCGGAGCATGGTATAGATCTGACTGGCAGCAAACACATCGCCGCCCGGCGAGTTGATAAAGACGGTCACATCACCGCTGTGTTTTTGCAGTTCCGAGCGGAACATGGCAGGGGTGATGTCATTTTCAAACCATGTACTCTCCGCAATCGCACCGTACAAATACATCTCCGATGCACCGGTTTCTTCGTTGCGTACCCAGTTCCAGAAACGATTATTCTTCATGGGTCGTTTCCTCCTTTTCATTTTTCTTTGCAAATGCACCTGCATCAGCAAGTTTGGTGAAGCTGCCATTTACGAGGTACAGATTGCCGCCCAGTTCTTCCGGCACCAGATTCATATCCTCCAGTTCCCGAATGTCATTGGTGGACATCCAACCGTTCTGTCTGGCGGTAGCATAGCCCTGCATTCTGGAAGCGTAGTCACCACGCAAAAGCCCCTCTACATTGAATTTGATGAAGTATTTGCCTTTCTCTGAATCGGAAAGCAGATCTTTCATCATGCCTTGCTCCCATCGAACAATCCACGGGTCAAGACTGTACTTCACGAAATCCAATGATAGATGTTCCACGTTACTGAATGTGGCATGGTCTAAATCACCGATCATATGGAGCGGCACTCTGTACATTCTTGCAATTTCCTCAATTTGAAACTTTCTGGTTTCCAGAAACTGAGCCTCATTGTTCGGAATTGAGATCGGCGTAAACTTTACGCCTTCTTCCAGAACAGCAACTTTGTGTGCATTTCTGCCACCATAGGCTCTGTGCCATGCATCTCTTAATTTATCGGGATTTTTGATTACTCCAGGATGTTCTAACACACCGCTTGGATTTGCGTTGTTTCCGAAAAAAGACGCACCATAATCCTCACAGGCGATAGAAATGCCGATTGCATTTTTCGCAAGTGCAATCGGCGAATATCCAACCAGCCCATCGAAACCTAAACCCGGAATATGCAAAATTTCATCGGCGTAAAGAATGATGTCGCCCTGTTCTTTCAGATTCGGATTTGCTTCATCATAACGGCTGTAAATGTATATCAGGCGGTTTTTCTCATCACGGTCAACCTTCATCTTATCCGGCATCAGAGGATACAATCCTAAAACATCACCTCTGCCGTTACGGATAATCTGTGCATAGGCATTACCGTAAATCAGCAGATGGGACATTAAGGTTTCTCTGAAAACAAAAGAAGTCATTTCAGGATTTGGCTGATCGTGGAGCAAAAAGTAAAGCGGGTGCTGTGGCACTCGCTCTT